ATCCAGAGTTACTTAATCAACTATATTACTCATCACCTTTGCATGGTGCTATCGTTGACTTTAAGACTAACTCAGCAACAGGTGGAGGATACACTATTGAGACTGAGAAAATGTCTCAAGAGGATAAGCTTAAGTTATATACCTTTGAGAGAAAGCTCAAGTTAGGTAAAACAATCAGAGCCATAGCTCAACAGTTGATAGTTCACCATAGAGTGTACTTCAAACTATGCTACAATAAGAAAGGAGAGATATATAAAGTTGAGAACATCTCACCTGAGAGAGTTAGAGTGTCAAGAGATAAAGAAACATACTTCCTTTGTGATGATTGGACAGCTCGAATTGATGTGAGAGAGATTAAAAAGTATCATCCTACTAATACTGACCTTGAGCAACTATATTGCTATGAGTTAATGACATTAGGCCAGGAGTGGTATCCTTTGCCTCAATACACATCTGCTTTGAACTTTGCATTTTTGAGTGGTGAGCTAAGTTACTTTGCTAAGAGTAACATTCAAAACTCAATATTCCCATCCTTTGCTATGATGTTCCCTAAGAGACCACAGTCAGAGGAGGAGAAACACATGATCAAGCAGACCATTGACAGGTTGAAAGGTGCAGCTAATGCAGGTAAGGCTGTTGCATTCTTTGCTAATAATCAAGATCAGTTACCTAAGATTGAAAGCCTACCAACTAACAGCAATGATAAGTTGTTTCAAGAGGCATCAAGCCTTAACACTGAGCAGATATGCTTTGCTCACACAATAGATCCCATCCTTATGGGGGTTCGCACTCAAGGATCTCTTGGATCAGGCAGTGATATCAAGCAGGCTTATGTTGTATTTGAAAAGAATGTAGTCATGCCATTGAGGAGACAAGTTGAGGAGATAGTTAATGAGATAATGACCATTGCTAAGATACCGGGCAAGTTCTCAATTAACAACTTCCAGATAATTAATGAGACCATCATTGAGCTTGAAGGTGATACCTCTAAGACATCAGATGCTTTGAACTCATTAAGTCCATTGGTAGCTACTAAGGTACTTGAGAGAATGACACCTAATGAGATAAGAGCTCTTGCTTCACTACCTCCGATTGAGGGAGGTGATGTTATACAAACAGAAACACCTGCAGCACCATGATATACTTTATAACAGAGACCTATTTAAAGACTAACACACCTATCACAGCCAATGTTGATGTGACAGATGTTACTCCATATATAGCAACACAGGCACAGCTCAGAGTTATGCCTATCTTAGGCACTACGTTCTACAACTATCTACTAACTAAGTACAATGCTCAGACATTGACTAATGATGAGGAGGCACTTGTGGCATACATTCAACCTGTCATAGCTTGGAGAAGTGCAGAGGATGCTGTATTTGGCTTGACATATCAACTTAAAAACAAAGGACTGCAGACTCAGTTTGGGGATTTCTCAAGCTCAGTAACTCGATCAGAGGTAGCCTTTGGGATGGAGCACTATGCACAAAAGGCTTCATTCTTTGAGACCAGGTTAACAAGATACTTGATAGCTAATAAGGACTTATATCCTGAGTTCACAGCAGAGGTGAACAGAGATACTGACCTAAGACCTATGATTGATGCATGTAATTGTAATTGTGTAGGGCAGTGCCATAGTGGTTGTCCATGTGGAGGAATGAGAGAGAACGGATATAATAACAGCATATTGATTTTGTGATGGGGTTTAATGAGATAGCATTTACAGTGATAACAATACTCATATCCGGCATAGGGTATTTTTTAAAGAGTTTACATAGTGACTTAAGAAGTGTTATGAAGGAACAAAAGGATATCATTGAGACTCAAGGAAGGCTCAAAGGCAAGATTGAACTTGTTGATAATGAGGCAAGGTTTAAATATGAAGCCATTGAGAAAATGACACAACTTGAAATCAAGCATCTTGCTGAGCAGATAAGTGAGCTCACTCAATCAGTAAAGAAACTAATAGAAATAAATTTAAGATGACATTAACACAAAGATGGAACGCTCCCACTCCAAAATTCTGGAAGAGAGTACAACAAGCAGCCATTACAGTGGGTGCAATAGCAGGAGTTATCCTTGCTGCACCTATTACACTACCTGCAGCGGTCATAACTGTGGCAGGATATGTGGCAACAGCAGGAACAGTAGCAGCAACACTATCACAATTAACAATAGAAACCAATGAAACTAACAACTAATTTTAACCTGTCTGAGTTTAACAAGCATGGATTTGTGATCTCAGATACAGTATTTCAAAACATCTTTGCACTTGCTAAGAATTTACAAGTGTTGAGAGATGAGGTAGGGAAGCCTATCAAGATTACAAGTGGATATAGATCACCTGAGCACAATGCTAAGGTAGGTGGAGTGAAATCATCTAAGCATATCACAGGTGAGGCAGCTGACTTTAAGATTGCCGGCATGACACCCAAAGAGGTGGCCGCTGTGATTGAGAAACTTATTGCAGCAGGTAAGATGGAAGAGGGTGGAATTGGTATCTATAGCACCTGGGTGCATTATGACCACAGGAATGTTAAAGCACGTTGGAGTAAATAATATATTATGGCAAAGAAAGTAGGCAGACCTAAAAAAGTACAGGTTAACATTGAAGGTGATAAGACAGATGTTATCATCCAAACAAATAAGGCAGAGATAGAATACCACAAAGATGGCACTAATCATGAGCTTGATTATGATGGTAAAAAAGTAGATGTTAACATAAAAAAAGATGAGACAGGAACTAAGGTAACTGTGGAGTCAGAAAATAAATTCCTTAAAGCTATTGCGACATTAGCATCTAAGTTTGTTGTAAAGCGATTTAAGAAATCTAAATAAACCCTTTATACATATAGCTTTTTAGCTCACTTAGGTGGGCTTTCCTTATTTAGAATCATTATAAATTACGCTAATTATTTGCATATATAAAAAAACTTACTAACTTTGTTCTATAAATAATAAACAAAACAGTATGAAAACAGAATTTATCAAAGAATGCGACACTTGTTGGGGGTCAGGTTCAGTATTAATTAGCAGTGCTTATGAGCATCCATCTCACAGTGAGTCTGATATTTGTAATGAGTGTAGAGGTGAGGGTAAATACCTTGACTATGAACTATTAACTGAGCGTGTTGAGGATGTTGAGTGGATGATTGAGGGCATGTTGACTCGAATTAGATTGACATCTGATACTTTAAAAGATTTGAGCAGAGGAATGTTCTATGAGTTACTTCCTAAGTATAAGCATAGACTTAATATTCAGTCAAGAGCTCTTGCAAGATTAGAACTTTATTTGTCAAACCTTAAAACTTATTAATCATGACAGAAGATCAAAAGGCTGTGAGAGACGTTTTAGTGTTCTCTGCTGCATTATTAGCTATCACTTTTGTGTTGATGTATATCGGAGTAGTAGGATAGCATGAGAGAGCCTAAAATCAACTTAGCAATTATCAGTTACTGGGATAACTTTGATATAACAAGATACAATAACTATTTAAAAGTATTAAAAAATGTGGACAATACACTATCGAGGATACATGGGAGGAGCTTGGAGGATATTAAAAAAGACTGTGCAAGCAGACTCAGAATGGGAGGCTCGCAGAATGAGCAACCTTTGGGAGAAACTAATCATTAAAATTGAGAGAGTATGAACTTAGATGATATCATAAGAGAAAAATTCCCTCACATGAGAACCATTGACCTTGCTAATGAGCTTGGACTTAAGTACTGCACTGTGGCAAATAAAGCTCATAGAATGGGATTGCATAAGTCAAAAGAATATCTTGCATCTGAAACATCTGGTAGACATAATTTAATTGAAGGAGGCAAAGCATATAGATTTACAAAAGGTAATAAACCTCACAACAAAGGAGCTAAGATGCCGGAACATATCTATGATAGAGTTAAACCTACCATGTTTAAAAAAGGTAGCAAGCCACATAACACACAACCTGTTGGAACTATCAATTTTAGAACTGACAAAGAGGGCAGGACTTATGCATACATCAAGATAAAAGATAGTGATTGGAGGCTGATGCATAGAGTGGTGTGGGAGGAGCATAATGGGTCAATCCCTCCTGGTCATGTTGTGAGGTTCAAAGATGGCAACACAATGCATTGGGATATTAATAACCTTGAAATGATTGACATGCGTAATAACATGGATAGGAATACCATACAAAGATTTCCTGTTGAGATACAGGAAGTAATTAAATTAAATAGTAAACTTAAAAAGAAAATCAATGGCACGAAACAAAATCAATGATCTTAGAGATCACTTATTCTCAGCATTAGAGAGATTGGATAATGATGAGCTCACAATGGAGGAGCTTAATAAGGAAATTGAAAAGGCACAGGCAGTGGCAACAATTGGATCTGTTATCATCCAGAGTGCAAAGATTGAGGTTGATTACATCAAGGCCACCGGCATGATTGAGTCAAGCTCTGAGCTATTCAAAGGTATTAACGAACAAAAGAGATTATCATGAGAACAGCATTACAGCAAGCATTTGCAAGATTAGAGGAGTTACATCCATCACTGTTTGACATACACACTGAGAAGGGCAGAACATTTGTCAATGAGTTTAGTAAGTTTTTAGAGGTGGAGAGGGAGCAGATATTAGATTCGAGACTTGATGGTTTCAAAAATTCAGCGGAAGGATGGAATGGTGAATATCCATTTGAAGGAATGACAGATTATTACATTTCATTAGACATTAAAAATGATGATTATTACAATGAAACCTTTAAATCAGAATAGAATGAAAACAGCAGTAGAATGGTTAAAAATGTTTATTAGAAAATATATCTATTGCAACCATAAATTTATATATGTTCATAGCACACATTGTTATAAGTGTAATAAAAAAGTAAGATTAACGTGGAATGAATATTGGAATAAAAACCTTTAAATCAGAATAGAATGGAAGCATTAACACCAAAACAAAAGAAAAAAGTGCAGCAAGTTTGTATTGCATTGGATGCCTTAATTTATGTAACTAAATTTAATTGATATGAAAAAACAAAACTTAGAAATGCTACAGCTACTTGAAAGTATAGAGGTAATGCTGCAAAATGGTAACTCAATACACCCAGACTCAGTCATTAGAGGAGCTATTCGCATAGCAATAGGAATGGATCAGTATGGAATGCCAGATGGATTAGACACTCCAGAGAAACATGAGCAGTATTTGAAGGATATAGGTTTAATTAATATAAAAAAATACAGAGTATGGCTTGAGGATGCCCTTGAGGAGGAGTTGGGATTTTGGTGGTATTGCTACCTTGATGGTAATGGATGCCTGCAAGATTACAACTATCCAGATGATATGCCAGATACATTAGAATGGTTTATTGAAAATGGTTATAAATTAGAGGAGGTGACAAATGGTTGAAGAGGCAAAAATGGCAATATTTACTTTTGCAATGGGATTTTTAATAATTGGAATAGGATTAATTTATAATTACTTTAACGAAAAATGACTGACATAATACAATACATTGAGGATAATGACCTCAAAGCGCGCCACAGATATAGACACTACACTTACAAGCGTTTCTATCTTTACAACCTACTCAGAGAGGAAGGACTTACACTGTATGAGATAGCAGCAATGTTTAACAGAGATCATGCAAGTGTGATACATGGACTTAAGACTCACCATGATCTAATCTCAATTAAGGATAAAATATACCTTGACTATATTGAGGAGCTAATGTTAATCTTTGAGAATTATAATGAAGATCATAACCTTGTTGATGACATAATGAACTGTTTTTGTTTAAAACAATTACGAAAAATTAAGTTCAGAATTAAGAATAATCTATACAAAGAATTAAATTTGTAGTCCATACTGTTTTGATTAATTATTTGTTTGACCCTTCTGGCACTGCTGGAAGGGTTTTTTTGTAGGTGTAAACCACTGTAAACAGTTTACAGTTAAAGTGTAAACTAAAAACGCTGTAATTAACTGAAAATCAAATCAATAATTCAAATTTACTGTAAAGTTTACAATATTTAGGTTATCAGTTTTTATTTTTACTCAGCAGAAAAAAAATAATTTTTCAAAAAAGTGTAAAGTTTACAGTTGAAACGCTCTGAAACCCCCGTCATTACTGAAAAAATGACTCAAAAAGGTTTACAGTAAAAGTTTACAGTAGTTTACAGTTAATAAGTTTGTTAATAATGTTTATAAAGTATCTAATTATCTATTAAAAATATGTTTAATTTTGTTCAAGGGGTTGTCGGAGGCATCCACTTAAAAGGTTCACGCTGCCTTTCCCCCTATTTTTTAATTAGCGTGGTTTAAATAGCGTAATATGATTACAAAAGATTATCTTAAAAAATTAGCAGGCTTAGGTTATAGCATAATACCTTGTGATGCTACAAAAAAGCCTCAAGAGTTAAAATGGACTGAGCAACAATGTAAGACTGCAGATGATATTGATAAACTCAATGCACCTCTTTATGGTTGCAGAGCAGGATTCAATGATGTTGAATGTATTGATGTTGATCTCAAAGTACTTCCATCCCTTCCAGATAGACAAAAATGGTGGGATGAGTATATATCATTCCTAAGAGATAATATCTCAGACTTTGATGAGAAGGTAGTCATTGCTAAAACAATGAAGGATGGCTATCATATCATCTATAAATGCACAGCTCATAGTGGTAATACTAAGATAGCCAAGCTTAAAGGAATGAAGGAGGCTATTATTGAATCAAGAGGCAGGGGTGGACAGTTTATCCTGTATGGTAACTTTTATGGTATGAATGAATACCATGATATTAAGTACATTACAGAGGAAGAGAGAGAGATTATTTGGTCTATTTCGAGGACTTACAACTATATTGAAGAGGTTAACCTGGATAAACCTACTAAAAAAGAATATAAGGTTAATGATAATGAGATAAGTCCTTGGGATGATTATAACAATCAAAGCAACACAATAGATCTTATATCAGATGAGTTTAATATTGTAAGAAACACTACTAAGAATTACATCATAAGACGGCATGGAGCTACTTCACCTCACTCAGGATATGTGTATAAAGATAGTGGATGTATGTATCTATTTAGCACAGGAACAAACTATCCTGCTGAGAAGTTATTAAGTCCATTTGCTATCTATGCTCATAAGTTTCATTTTGGTAGCTTTAAAGAGGCTGCAAATGACTTATATCACAAAGGCTATGGAACTCGAAGAGTGCCAAAAATTGATATAGAGGATAGACCTACAGTTGACCTTGATAAGTTGACATTTCCTATCGATATATTTCCTGAGAATATTCAACTCTACATCCTTGAGAGTGCTAAAACATTAGGTCTATCTATTGATTACATGGGTAGCTCATTCCTTTGGCTATTATCAGTGATAGTTGGTAACTCATTGAAGCTCGAAGTTAAGACAGGATGGGTTGAGAATGCAACAGTTTGGATCTCATTAGTAGGTAAAGCAGGGATAGGTAAGACTCCAAGCATTAACCAAATGATAAGACCATTGGAGGTGATTAATAATACTCACATAAGACGTTATATCAAGGAATATTCTAAGTGGGTAGAGTATGATAAAAAAGATAAAAAGGATAAGGAGCACTCAGAGGAGGTAAGAAAGCCTAAAAAGACTCAATTTATAGTAAATGACATTACTCTTGAGGCATTAGTTGACTTGCATGAAGAAAATAAAAATGCTGTGGGTGTGTTTAAAGATGAGCTGGCAGGGTGGTTTAAAGACATGAATAAATACAGGGCAGGGTCTGACCTTGAGTTTTGGTTATCCTGTTGGAGTGGTAAAGCTGTGAGTATGAATAGAAAAACAGCAAAGAGTTCATTTGTTGATAAACCTCATATACCTGTTTTGGGTGGGATACAGCCAAGTATTTTTGATCAGTTTAATACAGAAGAGAATAAAGAAAATGGATTTACAGATAGGATGTTAATAACTTTCCCTGATTTGTATGTTGATACTTACAATGAAAATGAGATGGATGACCGTATCTTAATTTGGTATGATGAGTATGTTGTTAAGTTTTTTGATACAGTTAAAAGAGAGTGGGTTAAATACAATCAAGAGGATGATATTGAGCCTATTAAGGCAATACTATCTCCAAAGGCTAAGATACAATGGATGAGAATATTCAATAAGATTACTGAGATGCAGAACAGTGATAGTGAGAATGAATATATGAAGTCAATGTTGCCTAAGCAAAAGAGCTATATCCCAAGATTTGCACTCCTTCTCAATGCTTTATGGAGCTATGATATTGAAGAGAATGATGGCTCTTATAGTTTGATAGGTGCAGATGCAATGTTGAAAGCTGAGAAACTGTCTGACTACTTTATTAACATGAGTAAAAAAGTTAAGATTGAATCACAGGATAAAAAGGATATGAAGTATATTATTAAAGCAAGTAATGGAGTTAATAAGTATGATAAATTTGTAGCTATGTATCAATCAGATCCTAATCTAAATAGAACAACAGCATCTGAGATTTTACAAGTTAGCAGAACAACAGTTAATAATTGGATAATTAAAATAGAGAAAAAATGACAGTACAAAGATTAAAAACAGCATCAAAAGATGAGATAATTGATTTTATCAGGTTAAAAAAAGGAGATTTACATTTTGAATTTTCAGGGTATGAAACCGAAACAGGTCAATGTACAATACACAATCAAAAAGTATTGAATGTATTTGCTGAGTATGGTATATACAACTATACAGATTATTTATTTTTAGATTTTTATAAAGGAATTCCAACTTTATATTTAAGATACTTTCAGAAAGATGAAAATTTAGAGTTTGATTTTGGGGGATACACATCATCTGAAATAATATATGAAATATTTAAGTTAACAATTATTCCTTTTGAAAAAGGTAGACGTAGACAATAACATGAAACGAATTAACAAAGACAAACTCAATGCTCTAATGATGGAGCAGTTGAAACAGAAGTATCCTAACATGCCAGAGGCATACATCCCTAAGACTGATTGGACAGATAACTCAGCCAATGCCTTGACAAAGTGTGTCATTGCATGGATACAGTTCATGGGCGGTCAAGCTGAGAGAATAAGCTCACAAGGTCAGTACAGGGAAGGAGCAAAGATACAGATTGGTTCTGGCATCATGGCACACACAAAACAGTTACCGGGAAAATGGACACCCGGACAGTCAACCAAAGGAACTGCAGATATATCTGCCACGATCAGAGGGAGGTCAGTTAAGATTGAGATCAAATATGGCAAGGATAGACAGTCAGATGTTCAAAAGGAATATCAAGCCTCCATTGAAAGGGCAGGCGGTGTGTATATCATTGTGAGAGACTTTGATAGTTTTGTTGAGTGGTATGAACAATTTACATTAGGGATATGACAGCAAAAGAGAAAGCAGAACAGTTAGTAAATAAATACTTAATGAATACACCCGTAGGATTTCATATTGATGATGCTAAAGAATGTGCGTTGATTTTAGTTTCTGAAATGAAAAAACAATGCTGGGATTATAGAGATATTGATATACAATTGTCATATGATTATTGGGTACAAGTTGAACAAGAAATATTGATATTATGAGAATCAAACTAAAAATGCCAAAGTTCAAAGTAAAATTGAAACATCTTAGAAAGAAATATAAACACCCGGTCAAGGGTATCAATAACGAAATAGATTAGATTATGACATTAGACTCACATGAAATTAGATTAGGCAACTCATATAAAATTGAGTTAGGTGATGGAACTTATAAGATAGGACTCATTAACTTAGAGGATATTGAGAGCTTATTAGATGATGAGATTGATGATTTTTATCAGGCTCTTGAGATAAGTGAGGAGTGGTTGATTAAGGTAGGGTTTAAACAATATGGACTTGCAGGAGACTCTAAATGTTATAGTTTAAATGATATAGACATCTGGATATATTCTTATGATCATATAGTCTTTGGTAAGTGGGAACTCAAATACGCCCACCAACTTGAAAATCTATACTTTGCACTGACTGGAGAGGAGTTAACATACAAATGTTAATAACTTTATTTTGTACTTATGCAATCTTTTATTAACTTTGATGCAATAAATAAAAACAGTATGGAAAAAGAAATCAAAACAGCGACTGAGAAAATCAAGGAGCTGAATGAGTTAGGTAACACCTTGACTCTACACCAAAAACTACACAGGGCAAAGTTAGCCATTGGTAAGGTAACTAAGAACGCTATGAGTCATCACTCAAAGTACGCTGACCTTAATGCTATCCTTAGCACTGTTGAGCCTGTACTCTTAGAGAATGGCTTGCTACTTATCCAGCCTATTCAAGGTAATAGTGTATGCACTCAGATAGTAGATATTGACTCAGGTGCAATGCTCGAGTCATGTATGGACTTACCTCAAGGTATCACACCTCAACAGATGGGGTCTGCCATAACCTACTATCGTAGGTACACCCTTCAAAGTGCTCTCTCATTACAGGCAGTGGATGATGATGGTCAACAGGCATCTAAGGAGACACCAACTGAGACTAAAAAAGAATCATTGTCAGATGCACGTTTCAAGGCTGCTCTTGCTAAGATAGCATCTAATGAGTTTACAGTTGAGGAGTTAAAAGCTAAGTTTTATTTAACCAAAGAACAGGAGGCACAACTATGAAATGGAGGCCATCACAATTAGGTAAGCTCATGACTAACTCCAGGAGTAAGTCTGATCTCTTGTCTGAGACTGCTAAGTCTGAGATTAGAAAAATTGCTAAGCAGGATTTCTTTGGATACAGCTCAGATATTAAGACTAAGCCAATGATCAAAGGTACTGATTGGGAGCAGGATGGTATTGACTTACTCAATGAGGTTCGTTTCACTAAGAAATACACTAAGAACACAATCAGAGTAACTAATGAGCTCATGTCAGGGTGTTGTGATATCTTACTTGATGAGGTGATCATTGACATCAAGAGCCCCTGGTCATTAGAGACCTTCCCGGCAACACCATCCGAAGGTGAGAACTCAGACTATGAGTGGCAGGGTAGAGCATACATGTGGCTCTATGATAGGCCATCATTTGAGTTAGTGTACACCATGTATGATACAGATGATACTCTACTCAATGATTGGGATAACAAATCAATCCATAAAGTCAATCACATACCTGCACACCATAGGGTGACTGTGTTAAGATATGAGAGAGATACAGTCATTGAAGAACAGATAAAAGAGAGATTAATAGCATGCTCTGAATATTATGCTCAATATGTAAATGAATTAAATAATAAATAATGAAAGTATCTAAAGATATCTATAAAAAAGATGAGATGACTTGGCAAATATTTAGAGATTTTTTGCTTGATGTTACGGATAGTAATGGTGTTGTAGATAATCCAATTTCAATAACAGCTAAAAAACATAAATTATATAGATGGGCAAATGTTAGTCTTATTATAAAAAAAGGAGATAAGATATTCAATGGTCAATCAAATGTTCATATAAACATAGTATCTAAAAATTACTTTGACAAATACATAAATTTTGAATACCCATCTCATAAAGCATATAAAGATATTGGTCAACCATATTACATTAAGGATGCTAAGGAGGGGACAGTTACTGTTGTTCCTCAAGGCAAAGAAAAGGAGTTTATTGAAAGCACTAAGGTTGCACAACCCCAGCAACGTAGAGAGCTAAAATTAGCATGGGGTTTATTAACAATAAAATTTTAACAAATGGAAACAAGAACACAAATAGTCACTCAGTTAGTGGCTGCATTCCTTACAAATCCTGTAAGAATGGAACAAATTAGAAACGGTATGGACATTGAGCATCAAATATACAGCTCAGACCATGAGATTGCAGTTGCTTATGCTAACATAGTAGCTGATGAAATTATTAACCAAACTACTCCAGAGATAGCGTTCCCTGAGAGAGTAATATAATACAATAACAATGTCAGATTCAACAATCAAAGGAGCTATCAAGCTAATTAACCCAATCAAGGTAATCTCAGATAAATTCTCAGTGAGAGAGTTTGTGGTAACAACCCCAGATGAAAAGTATCCACAGGATATACTATTCCAAACAGTCAATGATAAGATGGCTGTATTAGAGTCATTAGGTGTAGGTCAGCAAGTGGAAGTATCTTACAATGTGAGAGGCAGGGAGTTCAATGGGAGGTATTACAATACTCTTGATGCATGGAAAATTGAGGTCACAGGATCTAAGCCATCACAGCCAAGTACACAACCAATAGAATTAGACGATGACCTTCCGTTCTAAGACAGTCTACATCAAAGATGGTGAGACGCTCACTGACTCAATCAGAGCAGAGTTGTTTGATAAGCTATCAAGGAGATATAAAATTGTTCACCTTGCAGAGGACGTTGGAGTGGATAAGTTTCAAATGTACCGC